GAATTCGCGTTTGTTCCGAACCACATTGCTGATCAGTTCTTTTCATCTGTCTATCCTACTATATCTTCTGGTAAAAGCACAAAGGTAATTATCATCTCCACGCCACACGGGATGAATATGTTTTACAAGTTATGGCATGATGCAGAACTTAGTAAGAACGAATATATACCAACAGAAGTTCATTGGTCTGCTGTTCCTGGTAGAGATGCTGCTTGGAAAGAGCAGACAATTAAAAACACTTCAGAATCTCAATTCAAGGTCGAGTTTGAATGTGAGTTCCTTGGTTCTGTTGATACATTGATTGCTCCAAGTAAGTTGAGGACAATGCCATATGCAGATCCTATTGCACAAAATAAAGGTCTTGCAATTTATAAACGTGTTGAACCTGAACATAATTATATCATAACAGTTGACGTTGCTCGTGGCACAAGTCAAGATTATTCAGCATTTTGTGTCATGGATACTACTACAGTACCATACGAAATGGTTGCTAGATATAGAAATAATGAAATCAAACCTATCATCTTCCCCAATGTGATTATAGATGTGGCGAGAAATTATAATTATGCATATATTTTATGTGAGGTAAATGATATTGGTGGACAGGTTGCAGATATTATTCAGTTTGATTTAGAGTATGAAAATCTTTTGATGGTAGCAATGCGCGGTCGTGCAGGACAGCAACTCGGTCAAGGATTCTCTGGTAAGAAGACACAACTGGGTGTCAAGATGTCCACTGCTGTAAAACAGGTTGGATGCTCAAATCTTAAAGCATTGATTGAAGAAGACAAACTTATTATTCCAGACTACGATACAATTGCGGAACTAACTACATTCATTGTTAAGGGGCAATCATTTGCTGCAGAAGATGGTTGTAATGACGACCTTGCTATGTGTTTGGTTATTTTTGCCTGGATGGCAATGCAAGAATATTTTAAACAGATGCATGATAATGATGTAAGACAACGCATCTATGATGATCAAAGAGAGAACATCGAACAAGACATGGCACCGTTCGGATTTATGTCAGATGGATTAGATGATGATCATATTATTGATGCTCAGGGAGAGAGGTGGGAGATTGCGGAATATGGTGATAGATCGTACATGTGGGAGTTCCAGTGAGTTTTCAAAAATATAAATAATCTTAGACAACCGACAACGGAACTTTTAGGAGTATATCACGATGGCATCTAACCAATCATCGCCAGGTGTAGTTATTCAGGAGAGAGACCTGACGACTATTACTACATTATCAACAGCAAATGTTGGCGTAATTGCGGCACCTTTTGAGATGGGTCCCGTAGAAGAAATTGTAACTATCTCAAGCGAAAGACAACTTGAAGAAGTTTTTGGTAAACCTAATGATGCTAACTATGAGTATTGGTATACTGCTGCTCAGTTCCTTTCTTATGGTGGTGTTCTTAAGACCGTTCGTGTAACTTCTTCATCACTAAAAAATGCTGTTAATGGTGGTACAGCGCCCCTGATTAAGAACTTTCAAGACTACGAAACTAACTACGAAGCTGCAAATAACGATTGGACTTGGGCAGCAAAAACTCCTGGATCAAAAGGAAATTCTGTTGGCATTTTTGTAACAGACGCTGGTGCTGACCAGATTGCTGTTATCCCCGCACCTGGTTCGGGTAATGAGTTTGAGTATGTTGCAGATGAAGCAGTTACTGCAGCGTCAGGTGCTGCTGGTAAAGTTTTCAAGTATAGCATTGTAGTCAATGTAGATACTGTTGTTGGTACGTTTGTTCCTGGTACGGCAACTACAATTTCTATTGGTGGTTCTGACGAATCGGTTACGGTTCTTGCATGGGATTCTGCCAATAAGAAATTGGAAATTGGTCTTCCTGCTGGTGGTGTTACTGGTATCATTTCAGATGGTCAGGTAATTACTCAAGGCAGTAACACTGCTGCTGTTGATACAACTCTTGAGCGTCGTTTATATATTGGTCTGAATAAGGGTAGTATCGAATTTGCAGCTGCTGATGCTGTCGTTGATACTAATAGCAACTCTGCAACTGTGACCTCAGTTCGTTCTGAGTATGCCGAGCGTGAGTATTTGCCTGGTGTTAAGTGGATCAATGTTGCTCCTCGTCCTAGCACTTCCAAGTTTGCTTTGGATGGTGGTGGATTCCGCGACGAATTGCATATCGTTGTTGTTGACATTGACGGTAAAGTTACTGGTACTACTGGTGCTCTCCTTGAGCGTTTTGTAGGTGTTTCTAAGGGATCTGATGCCAAGACCTCTGTTGGTGAAACCAACTATTATGTTAATGTTCTGAAGGCAAGATCCGAGTATATTTTCTGGGGCGAGCATGAGGCAGGTGTCTTCAATGCAACAACAACTGGTTCAGATGGAACTTGGGGACTCTCTACACAATCTAGACAGTTTAACCTTCTACGTTCTGCTGCTGGTACAGTAGATTATCCCGTTGGTCAAACAACAGTTGGTTCAAAGAATAACTCCACTTTCTACTATCGTCTTGCTAGTGGTGCTGATTATGCAGCATCTGGTGGTGTATATTCAGTAAGTAACACAGACGTTGCTACTGCATATGAACTGTTGGAAGATCCCGAATCTCAAACAATTGATTTTATCTTAACTGGTCCTTCTGGTTCTACTGATTCCGAAGCAATTGCTAAGATCACTTCTCTTGCAAATATTGTTGAAGAGCGTCGTGATTGTATGTTGTTTGTATCGCCTCGTCGCGGTAACATTATTGGATTGAGTAACTCTACTACAATTACCAATAATATTGTCAAATTCTTTGATCAACTTCCATCCAGTTCTTATATTGCTTTTGATTCTGGTTATAAGTATATCTACGATAAGTACAATGATGTTTATCGTTACGTCCCTTGTAACGGTGACGTTGCTGGTCTTTGTCTACAGACAACCGAAGTTGCAGAACCTTGGTTCTCTCCTGCTGGTTTCCAACGTGGTGTCTTGAGAAATGCAATCAAACTTGCATATACTCCCAATAAGACTCAGCGCGATACTTTGTATTCTGCTCGCGTCAACCCTGTTGTTGCTTTCCCTGGACAAGGCGTAGTTCTGTATGGTGATAAGACTGCACAAGGTTTTGCATCCGCATTTGACAGAATCAACGTTCGTCGTTTGTTCCTCACTATTGAGCGTGTAATCAGTGGTGCTGCTAAGGCACAACTGTTTGAACAGAATGATGCAGCTCAGCGTTCACTGTTCCTCAATATTGTCGAACCTTACATGCGTGAAGTACAAGGTCGTCGTGGCGTTACTGACTTCTTAGTCAAGTGTGATGATGACAATAACCCTACCGAAGCAGTTGATCGTGGTGAGTTCTATGCAGAAATTTTTGTGAAACCCACCCGTACAATTAATTATATTACCCTCACCTTCACGGCAACCAGAACTGGTGTTGCATTTACTGAAGTTGCTAGCTGATCAGATTAAAAATAACCAAGAGACCCTAAGGGGTCTCTTTTTTTTGCTTCAAAATGTCAATTGTAATAAATATTAGGGACAGAGACACCTGAGCAAAAAAACAATGGCAAAAAGAGGAACTATTGACGATTTTAAAGCAAATGTCGCTTCAGACTTTGCGCGTCCTAATTTATTCCAGGTAGATCTTGCATTCCCGTCAGGAATTATTAATAATGCAAGTCTGGTTAATCTTGGCAAATTCACTGTTCGTGCTGCGAATCTTCCTTCATCTCAAATTGGAGTGATTGAAGTTCCTTTCAGAGGTCGCGTTCTGAAAATTGCAGGTGACAGAACCTTTGAACCCTGGACGATTACTATTCAAAACGATAGTAATTTCGCACTGCGTAATGCATTTGAACTCTGGGCATCTAGCATTCAAGCATATAATGAAAACTTTACATCTGCTGCTGGTCTTGGAGACGCAGACGATTCAACGGGTTACTTTGCTGATATGAAAGTGCATCAGTTGGCGCGTGATATTAAGGATGGAAACAGACCAAAAGTTCTTAAGTCCTACAAGTTTTATAATATTTTCCCAAGCAATATTGCTGCAATTGATCTGGACTACGGCAACAATGATGCGATTGAAGAGTTTACTGTAGAACTACAAGTTCAATATTGGACTCCCTTAAACAGGGGAAAGAATGACTGATAAATAGATCAGAACAAGTTAACTTAAGATTATAATGTCGCAGCTCTTTGGATACTCACTTGAAAGAGCGAAGAAGGTCCCCAAAGGGCCTTCTTTTGTTCAAAAAGATAACATGGATGGTTCACAACCCGTAGTTGGTGGTGGATACTATGGTTATTCTGTGGACTTTGACGGATCTGTCAGAAATGATTATGAATTAATCTCTCGTTATAGGGAGATGATTCTTCAACCAGAATGTGATAGTGCGGTTGATGATATTGTCAATGAAACTATCTGTGGTAATTTTGATGATGTTCCTGTTGAATTAGAACTTTCTAATCTAAGGGTGTCGGATAAGATTAAAAAATTGATGAGAGAAGAATTCAATGAGGTTCTTCGTCTTCTTGACTTTGAAAATCGTTCTTATGAAATTTTCCGTAGATGGTATGTTGACGGAAGACTTTTTTACCATAAAGTAATTGACCCAAAAAATCCAAACTCTGGTCTTGCAGAACTTCGTTATATCGATCCTCGTAAGATTCGTAAGGTCACTGAGTATGAGCAGAAGAAACCTGAGCAAATGCGTGGGGCAGATTTAAATACTCAACTCACACAGAAAACAGCAGATTACTTTTTATACAATCCAAAAGGATTGAAGAACTCTACTAATCAGGGTATGAAAATTACCACAGATTCGATTACTTATTGCCACTCAGGTATTCAAGATCTGAACAAAAACATGACTCTTAGTCACCTTCATAAGGCGATTAAGGCAGTTAACCAACTGAGAATGATTGAAGATTCGTTGGTTATCTATCGTTTGAGTAGAGCACCTGAGCGTCGTATTTTTTATATTGACGTTGGCAATCTTCCTAAGAATAAAGCGGAGCAATATCTTCGCGAAGTTATGGGACGCTATCGTAACAAGATGGTTTACGATGCAAACACGGGTGAGATTAAAGACGATAAGAAGTTCATGTCCATGATGGAAGACTTCTGGTTACCTCGTCGTGAGGGTGGTAGGGGAACAGAAATCTCCACACTTCCTGGTGGTCAGAATCTTGGCGAACTTGAAGATGTAAAATACTTTCAGAAAAAATTATACAAAGCACTTAATGTACCTGGTTCTCGTTTAGAAACAGAGACCACATTTAACATTGGTCGTGCTGCTGAGATTACTCGTGATGAAGTCAAGTTCCAAAAATTTATTGCACGTCTTCGCAAAAGATTTTCAGAACTTTTTATGGATCTTTTAAAGAGTCAATTAGTTCTTAAGGGTATTATTACTCTTGAGGAATGGGAGGAAATGAAGACTCATGTTCAATTTGATTATGTTGCGGATAACTATTTCACAGAACTAAAAGAAATTGAGATTCGCAATGAGCGTATGAATCAAGTTGCATCAATGGATCCGTATGTTGGAAAATACTTTAGTGTTGAGTACATGCGTCGTCAAGTTCTAAAACAAACTGATATAGAGATTAAGGATATTGATGATCAAATCAAATCTGAGTTGGAATCAGGTATTATTGCTGATCCTATGGCAGAAATGGATCCCGCTATGGCTGCTGGCGGTGAGGGTGGAGCACCAGCAGAAGAAGTAGCACCTAACGAGCAAGAGTCCGCAGTTAATGCGGCAGATGCTCGAAGAGGAGAATTTTAAATTACTAAATAATACTACAGTGGGAATACATTATGCCTAGTGATATTGCAAATCAAATTGTTAAACAAGTCTTTGGTGACGATAAAGCATCAGCAATTGATTCAATCAATGATGCTTTGGGTTCTGCTACATATGATGCAATTCAAGCAAGAAAAATTGAATTTGCAAAAAGTGTAGGATTTGATTTGGGTGATACTGGTCAGGATGACGCAGATGAAATTTCTGCAGAATTGCCTGATAATTCTGAATCCCCAAACGTTGAGGACGATCAACCTGAACCTCCCGTTGCTGAATTAGAACAACCACCCGAAGAAGAAAATGAAACTGATAGCTGAAGAAATTACTCAAGTAGATTTTCTCTGTGAAGAGAAAGAAGGCAAGAAAAATTACTTCATCGAAGGTATCTTCTTGCAGGCAGAACTACAGAACCGCAATGGTCGCATGTATAAGTTACCCACTTTACAACGCGAAGTTGCTAAATACAGCGAGAACTACATTCAAAAGGGGCGTGCCCTTGGAGAATTAGGTCACCCCGATGGTCCTTCCATCAATCTTGATAGGGTGTCACATAAAATTGAATCTCTTAGAGAAGACGGAAATAATTTCGTTGGTAGAGCAAAGATTCTTGACACTCCTATGGGCAACATTGCCAAGAATCTTTTAGATGAAGGCGTCAGACTTGGCGTTTCTTCTAGAGGAATGGGTTCTTTAGTTAAAAGAGAAGGTTGTAATGTAGTCGCAGATGACTTCATGCTCGCTACTGCTGCAGATATTGTAGCAGATCCTTCTGCTCCTGATGCATTTGTTGATGGAATCATGGAAGGTAAAGAGTGGGTTTGGGACAATGGAATCCTCAAAGAGGCAGCAATTGCTCAAATTAAAACCCAAATTGATCAAGCAACTCTTATTAACTTGCAGGAACGAAAAGTTTCCGCGTTTGCAAGTTTTCTTAAGAGTTTGTGATTTATAAATAAATACAGACAACGCTAATGCATAACGGAGTTCAAACAAATGGCTGAGACCTCACTCGATAAAGAGTTAGATAACATGGAAGAAGTGACCGAAGGTTCTAACGCAGTTACTAAAGACGCAAAACCTGGCGAGAAGATTGATACTTCTGGCGGTGGCGCACCTAAAGTAGTTGATGTCACCTCGGATTCCGAAGAAGGTGCGAAGGGCACTAAAAACGCTGGCGCTTCTGCTTCTAAAGCAGTAGGTAAAGCACCAGTCCCTAGTACCAAACCTAGTGGCGCATCCGCTAAAATGGAGGAAACAGATGAAGAAGAAGAAGTCCTCGCTGAAACCGAGTACGACTTTACTGAAGATGTTGACGCTCTTGTCGCAGGTGAAGAACTCTCAGAAGAGTTCCGTTTAAAAGCAGCAACAATCTTTGAAGCAGCAGTGACCTCTAAGGTTAATGCTGAAGTTGCAGCGTTGCAAGAGGTATTTGAATCTACCTTAACTGAAGAAGTTGAAAAGATTCAAACAGATTTGGCCGAGAAGGTTGACGACTATCTCACTTATGCCGCCGAGCAGTGGATGAAGGAAAATTCACTTCAAATCGAGCATGGCATTAAGACTGAGATGGCAGAGTCTTTCTTCAACGGTCTAAAAGGTATCTTCTTAGAGCACAACTTTAGTGTTCCTGAGGAGAAATTCAACCTGCTTGATGGTATGGCAGGTGAGCTTGATGAAATGGAAGCTAAACTCAACGAGCAAATCGACACCAATGTATCTTTGAACAAAAGAATTGGTGAGTTTGTTAAAATGGAAATTGTGAACGAATGTGCTACGGGACTCGCTGAGACCCAAAAGGAGAAGCTTGCTTCTCTTGCAGAGGGTGTTGAGTTTGAAACTGAAGATGACTTTAGAAATAAAGTTAATACGATTAAGGAATCCTACTTCACTAGAAAGGCTGAACTTGCAGAATCTGCAAGCGACCCCAGTGTAGAAGCAGCGGAACCCCTTATCGAAAGCACGGTGAGTGGATCAATGTCGAAGTACGTTGATGCAATCGCTCGCTGGTCCAAATAATTATTAATTAACTACTAAAACTGGAAACAAAAATGTCTTTACAACAACTCCAGGAGAAGTGGGCACCCGTTCTGAATCACGATGCTCTTCCTGAGATCGCTGATTCCCATAAGCGTGGCGTCGTCGCACAACTCCTCGAAAACCAAGAAAAAGCACAAGTTGAAGAATCTGCGATTCTCAACGAAACTCTTCAAACAACTGGCTACAC